CTCTAATGTTCGTGTCTTTTGAACACGATAAGTAAATTTATTTGGGTCGAGCTCTAGACCGTCAATTTGCTCCAATAGAGGTTCGAGAGTAGGAGCACGCAGGTAACCACGCACAACATCGAGGATATTATCATACTGTTCATGAACGGGTAACTTTTCATCATTTTCATAAAACTGTCTAAGCATAGAACGCGCCATAGCATTTCTTACATGAACGTAAGCCATGCCATAAGACATAGGAGCAAATCCATTATCATTTTCAAGACAACCAAAGTAGTTAAGATACCTATCTTTCGAATTCGAGAATCGAACGGCCAAGCTATGAACTTCATCAGACGTAAGTTCCAATCTACGCGCGTAACGAAAGAACGAACTAGGCTCAGGCCTGTCAAGTAACTCGATTGTCTCTGCATCAGTAAGTAAGCGATTTCCTTTGAAGTCAGGGAAGTATCGATGTACAGCATATTCGGGTATCGGCAGAAGACGAGTTTCGGGTACTCCGTTAACAGTAGTCTGGCAAAGGTACCGCATATCTCCTTTGTCGGCTTTCTCCATAATCGAAGCCAAAGACAAATAACGCGCCATTGCACCAAAGCCTTGACTATAAGAATGTTTTTGTTTAAGACTACGCGAGGATAGAATTCTAGGAAAATCTGCACCGCTATTAACATACGAAGCCACATAAGATGACGCATTAACAGCATATTCGATTTTTCTAGCTCGGCACATTTTACCGTTAAACGGCCAAGACGTATCAAGGGCTCTCCAAAAAACCTCGACCTGCGAGGCAGGCACGAATACAAGCAAATGCGCATGTGGCCTTCGGTACGTTTCACCGTATTCTGTGCAAGAATAAAAGTGGAATTTCGGAACATATCCAAGTTCACGTTTAATCCTGATACGAACACGTTTAAAAAAGTCTTGTACATCTTTGTAATAACAAATTCCGATATACTCCGAGCCCTTCCTTCTAAGGCCAGTAAGCTGTTTACTATTACACTCATATTCATAAATCATATCTTTGTCAAATTCGATAGTATCAAACATACCGACCTTGACAGGTTTGTATTGCATTTTATAATTAGCTGATACACGACAACGTCGTTTGGTAAAATCACGATAAACAGGAAGAGAAAAAGAGCCTTTATCACGTACCTGTGAACCAACTGAATCAGATAACCAATCGTGGGAATCCTGAAACAAAGAAAAATAACGCTGATAGGCATCTATATAACTTTCCAAATCAGAACGACGAATATAAGGTATAAAAGAATTCGCATACGTCAACGTACAGAACAAAGCAACATAACCACCTATCGAGGCCTGATGGCGGATACGCGCAGTCCTACGATTAGCCTTTTCCTGTTGGCAAGACTTACACTTTCCACAGGGAACAAGTATCTTATGATGATTATATTTATTGTAAATCCAACGTTGAGAAGTACACATAACTACTGATTATCATACCAAATCTTTTCCTCAATAGCATTATAAACGTCCTGAGAACGCAAATATATACACGGATTAGGGTATTTGAAACAATCAGTCATTACACGATAGATTGCATCCGCATACTTTGTACGCAATGCCTGTTTCAAATTCTCAGAACCTGCAATTGTTTCACGGTAAGACTTTCGAATCTCACCAGTGTTGACATCACAAACTGTCATCTCGAGCTGTACCATAACCAACCAAATTTTTATATAACGCATGGCGTGTAATCGTCACTTACTCATGTCCGCATCGAATCCTGTCTCGCTTCGCTCGTGCGGGTCGAGTGCAGACATAAGTAAGTGTCAACACGATTACACGCCATGCACTTTATAATACACTGCAAATACCAAAACATATCAAAGGTAAGTCTAAATCCATGTGTGTGACTTATCATATAATGGTTAAAATTATGACCGTGACGAGTTACGTCACGGCCATAATCTCACTATTCAGAGAAACGTACACGCATCTCCATACCGTCAGTAAGAAGGGAAGCACCACCAACAAGCGCATCCGGAGAGCGCAAAGGAGACGACATAATAACTTCACCGTTCTGCACGAACTCAATCAATAAAAATTTCTTCTCATCCATAATTATTTAATCTTTTAAGTTAATAGAAAAATTCACGTAATCAGCGCGAGGAAACAACAAGCGCAAAGAGAAGGAAACAGGCTGCAATTCAGACAAAGATTCGACAATAATCCAAGTCGAAAAATCAGATACCTGATTATTAGACTTGTCTAAATGATAACATTCTACCTTAACTTTCATAATGCATAAATCCTTAAAATTATTAAAAACTACGGCACAAATATAAGAAATATAATCGGCATTATGTGAACTATTTATTTTTATTTTATATTATGTTAATATTTTATACACAATAATTCACAGAAATTCACGATTTATTTCTTTATGTATATGGGGAAAACTTACGCGTAGCTCGTTTTGTCCATGCGGCAGACATTATCCGGTGCACTCGTGCCTCGTGGTCCGGATAGCGATAAATGATTGCAAAGAAATACGAAGAAAAAAGAGCGCCATCTAAACGACAGCGCTCAATTAATTATTCACTAAAGAAAGAACCAAACATCTTTCCAACTTTCAAAGTTTCAGACCATGGTCGATACATTATATCCTGACCACCTTTAAGAATGTCATTACTAGACTTAATTCTTTCCATAATCTTATCCACTTTCTGAGTATTCGCCTTGTAGAGTTCCTGACGATACTTTTCATATTCCTCATCAGTAATAATCTTAGCGCGCCGATATTCTTGCATAAGAGCATCTATCTTCTGACGTTTAGTCTCAACCGCAACATTTGCCTGCACTTCATCGAGTTCAGCAGTAGCAGCGAGAATTCGCAGACGATCAGCACGTGTCTGACGAATATCCTCGGCCTGTTCATGGCTTTCCTCTGCAGAACCGAAGCCTGCAGCAGCTTGGCCACGATTACGAGCAATTTCAGACTGAACTTGAGGCACATACCACTGCATTTGCAACTCAATTTGCTCACTTTCCTTATCAAGTTTATGAGCCTGACAATACTTCAGTAACTGTTCGTAAGACTGAGTAAGAGCAGCAGAATCATAATACTTACCTTGAGAAATAGCGAGCTGAGAATCAGCAATATTACGATAGAGTTCAGACTGCAATTTCTGCAATTCCTTAGAACGCATGGCAGCACCAAAGACCGTTTCAAGCTGAGTGACTAATCTCTGATATTCAGTTTTAGCCTTCTCATTATCAATCCTCGCAAGAGTTTCTTCTATCTCAGTATCAATCTTATTACCAAGACGAGAGTTCTCTATGTGCTGTCCACGTGTATCTGACAACGTTTTCAACGTATCAGTCAGAGAACGCAAATTATTATAACCTGACGTAAGAACTCCTGAATAATCAGGAACAGGCGAAGCCGTATGGCTAGTAGAAGGTGTAGCAATAGCAGGTGCAGAACCTGAGGTAGACTGAGTTCCTTCAAAGGCTACTAAAGGATTTATGCCAGCCTGACGAAGCCGCTCAGCCTGTGCCTCAGGAGTATTATAAGCATTTGTCAAATCAAATTGCTTTTGCCATTGCTCAGCCTGCCAATTACGGGCCTTCTCATTCTCAGAACTTTGGAAATCCATTTGTTCACGCGCCAGTTCACGCTGATAGTTCTCATTATCACTTTGTCCGAAAAACGAACCAAGACCAGAGAGGACAGCAGAAGCGGCAGAACCTAGAGGCGAGGAAGTCAGAGCGTTAACAATTCCACTACCAATAGAACCAAGAGTACCAAGAATCGAAGCCATACTATTCTACTTTTTGAGTTTCTTTTACCTGATGCAATTCTTTCATCATAGACGAAATACGATTAGCATAAGAATCAACAGTTTCATCCTTATCCTTGATGTACTTCATAATCGTATCATCATCAAGACCTGATGAAGGAGTAACAGGGACAGGAGAAAGGAGATTAGCCTGTATGAACTCTTTAATACGAGGATCAGTTTTAGGCGAAAGATACAAAACAACATCACCCTTTGGCGCACCTGTTTTTTCATCAGGTGCATAGATAAGCGATAACAAAGGATTAGCTGTATCACTCTCAGGCTCATCATAGGGAGTAAGGGTTTCACAAGTTTCATTCCACTCCTCTAGGGTAGAGCAAGGCATAAGACCTAAGGTCTTATTTCTTTCGAACTCTTCTTTAATTAACTTTCTCATAATTCTTTAATTATAAATCCTCAACACCATAAGTTGACATATTAGAAACCTTCTTATAGTTAACACGTAACCAATGAATAAGAGGGTCGGTCCCATAGAGATACTGTCGCCAATCATCAGAACGAAGCTGCGTAAGGGTAGGCTTACGAAGATAAGTCTGCAACATAACACAATCCAATGCAGAAGGAGGACACCAAAAACGATAAAGCTGGCCACCTGTGAAAGACGCACGCATCGAGACTGTCCAATCAGCGAACGGACCATTCTTTATATAAGGATGGTTAACCACATTATTATATTCTGAATCAAAAGCATGTGTTACACGATTAAACGACGTCTTACGCTCCATGTATCGCCATTGCCAACCTGCAGAATTAGTAGGAACCGAACCGTCATTACCACAATAGCTCTCATATCCGAACAAGGGTTGCATACCCAGCTTATCAAGCTCAGGCTGCCAAAAACTATACCTAGTATAATAAGTATTAGTCTTATCAAAACCCTGAACATAATCAACGTCAGGAACGGCAGAATAGATCGCCATCAAAATACCATGACACGGAGCGACGAAAGTCATAATTCGCGATTTATCAGAGCCATAACCTTTACCAGCAAGCTGACCAAGAGGAGCACCAGAGGTATCTGCAGTACTGATAACTTCACCGATATGAAGTTTCTGATGGTGGGTACCAAGATGGTAGACTTCATTACTGATACCTTGCGGAACTTTGAAACCAAAATGCGCAAGAATCTGATCATCATAATGTTTACCAGCACGGCCTGTAATAGTCAACATTTTGCGCACAGCATAAGCTTGCTGCAGACCAGCAAGAGAAAGACCATCAGGTCCAGAGTTCAAATCAACACCAACCGAACGAGTATCAATATCGCCAAAATCATTAATACTACCATAATCATCAACACCAAGAGTATCTCCAGTATAAAGCCAGTTCTTAAGGTCAGAACCCATAATAGTATTAGTTCCAACCACATCAGGAAGCATACCAAAAGACCTTATCAGAGGAGAAGGTTCAAGAGCCTTGAAATAGTCACGCTTCAGACAACGATACCGGAGAGTGAAAACAGAGGATAGATTATAGAGATTCATACTATAAACTGATGACGCTCCTGTCATAGCATCGAAATCCTGTATTACATCCATATTATAGGCATAAATATTATTATTCTCCCAAGAAGAAAGCCGATAATAATCATAATAACATTTCTGATAAGCAAGGAACTTCATAGGCTGAATCGCAATAGGATAAAGCTCATGATTAAGTATATCAGCTGCAGAAGTAGTTACACCCATATAAGAGAAATAATCAGGAGGCACTCCCAGATGATCAGCCAAGCGCATAGCACCATTATGCCATTCATCGAATGACGAACCGAAGGGTTCGTACTGAGAAGACAGAGAAGAAGCAGACGTAGCTATTTTCGAAAAATCGGAATTAAACCAATTAGCAGGGTTAAAAAGCGGAAAAACTTTACCAATGTCAGTACCCATGTTAGGTGAGAACAGCGAACTCTCAAAATCGTTTACGTCAGTAAACAACTGTTTAAACGGAGAATAAAGCTGATGCAACGGAACGAAGAAAAGATCAATATACTCGTCAATTTCAACCATAGCAGGTTTTGCCAAAGGTTGAGTACGAGTAAAAAGACCGAACTGAACACGTACTTTTTCGCCAGGATTAAGTACATCATCCATGACAGGCAACAGCTGGCCCGTCGAACTTGTAAATTTAAAAGGTGCTGTTTTATTAAATCCTTCTCGAGATAAATGTGCAACATGAGAAGGGGCACCTAAAACACTTTGATTAGCCATAAATGTTAGTTGTTAAACATCACAACCTGAATTAACCATACAGTAATTAGATACCTTTTTGGTTTTCAGTTTCTTATCAAAAAGCTCCTCTAATGTTCGTGTCTTTTGAACACGATAAGTAAATTTATTTGGATCGAGCTCTAGACCGTCAATTTGCTCCAATAGAGGTTCGAGAGTAGGAGCACGCAGGTAACCACGCACAACATCGAGGATATTATCATACTGTTCATGAACGGGTAACTTTTCATCATTTTCATAA